GGGTAAAGTTGTTTGCTAATCAAGCGGTTGCATGGATAAAAACACAAAATGGCATCACGAGCGAAAGCTTAGGAGACTACTCTGTATCGTTTGTGGATGAAATGCCTAAGGGGCTTCTAGCACTGCTCAAGCCCTATCGAAAGGTCCAATTAATATGAATACCATTGAAAAGTATTTCGATTCATCTGCAGTGTTCCAGCAGCCCCTGACGTCATACAATGATTTTAATGAACCAGTAACAGAATGGGAGGACTTTAAGCAAGTAATGGGAAGGCTGCGACCGTTGAGTGGGGAAAAACGAATAGCAGCAAGCAGAGAGACAGAGTTTATTACCCACAGGTTTTATTGTTCATATTTTGCTGATGTAATACCAGCGGGTTGTATTTTGTTAATAGGTAATGTCAAATACAACATTAAGTTTATTCAAAATGTAATGTCGATGGATAAACTTCTCCAAATAGACTTGGAGTTGATAGTATGAGCGATATAAAATGGTATGGCAACGAGGTAAACGGAACAGTTGACGCGGCTATAGAGCAGTTTTTAGAGACGGCAGCGCTTGTCGTAGAAGGGGAGGCTAAAAATAGATGCCCCGTAGATACTGGCCATTTAAGGAGAAGCATTACAAAAGAGGTAGACAGGAAAGAAGCCAGAATAGGAACTAACATACACTACGCCCCTTATGTAGAGCTAGGTACGGTAAAAATGGAGGCACAGCCTTATTTAAGACCCGCTTTGGACGAGAATAAAAATAAACTAGGCGATTTAGCTCAACAAATACTGGATGCTCATCTTGGAGGTGGATAGTATGTTGGAATTAGATTTGGCTAAAAAGCTTAATGAAATAACTGAACAGAATTATCCCCTCAAAGCACCGCAAGGAGTTATTCCCCCTTATTTGACTTATGCTAAAGTCAGTAATAGTAGAAAATATATACTTAGCGGCTATAGTGGGGATTCAGAAGCAAGGATGCAAATTAATTGTATAGGAAAAACGTATTCAGAAGCCAAACTACTAGCACAACAGTTGATAAAAACGCTTGAAGCATGGCCTAACGCAAATAGCATACAGTCTGTTTTTAACGAAAACGAAATAGATATGTATGATGAAGACACGGGCTTTTATCAGATTCCTGTAGATTTTATAATTAATTATAAGGAGGTAAACTAATATGGCTTATGGTGCTTATGGTACAATTTTAACCCGAGGGGCAGCAGAGACTCCGATAGCTGAACTTTCTAAGATAGGCAGCCCTGTACTTAAGGTAGATACAATTGATACAACCAACCACCAATCTGAAGGTGGTTTTAAAGAGTTTATAGGCGGCTTAATAGAGGCGGGGTCGGTTCCCGTAGAGGGGAATTTTATTTCGAGTGACGCCGGACAGATGGGGCTACTTGATGACCTGCTAAGCAAGACTATTCAGGACTTTTCGATTAAGTTTCCCAACGGCGCGGCATGGACGTTTAAAGCTCTTGTAGAAGAATTTAGCACCGGCGAGGCTGATGTCAACGGGTTATTAACCTTTAAGGCAAGCTTAAAGGTTAGCGGAAAGCCCACCCTTGGAGCGAGCCTTGCGGCTAATCTTACTGACTTAGTCGTAACAACCGGAACACTGGTTCCTGCATTCGCTGGAGCATCTAAAGAATATGTCGTCAATATAGCGTCAACAGAATCATCGGTGACTATTACCCCTACTTGTTTGGCCGCCGATAGTATTTTAGTTGATGGAAATGTAGTAGCTTCAGGGGTGGCTTCAAGTGCAATTACCCTTGGTGCTGCAGGCTCAATTAAAAAAGTATCTGTCGTTGTCAAGCAGGATGGCAAGACCGATAATGCCTATGTTCTGCATCTGACTAGAGCAGCTAATTAGCGGGAGGTCTATAAATGTCTATAATTGAAATAGAGTTGGACAAGCCGAGAGAAATACGTTTTGATTTTAATGCTATTGCAGATGTCGAGTTGGAAACTGGCATGGGTATAGGCTCTCTATTTAGCGAGACAAACATTGGTTTTAATACATTCCGGGTCTTACTTTGGGCAGGGTTAAAGCATGAAGACAGAGGCATAACTAAAGCTAAAGCTGGGGAGCTTATAGGAAATTACTTAAAGAATGGCGGCTCGTGGACCGAGTTAGGCGACAAGATGTTCGAGGCAATTGAAGCAAGCGGAATAATGGGAAACTAGATGGGGGCATTTATCGCCCCCTTTGTAATTCTTGGAATGATATTGAAAAAATAGCTTATGGAGCATTGCGGTTAAAACCTAATGAGTTGGGAAGGTTGACGTTTTATGAGCTCAATAATTTAATTGAAGGATATAATTTCCGTCATGAGCAAGAATGGTTTAGGCTAAGATGGGCGATATGGCATTTGGGAGTATTGATTAGAACGGATGATTATCCTTCTTTTAATGAATTTGTAAAGCCGGCAAAACAAGAAACTGCAAAGCCTATGACAAATGACGAAATGTATAAACAGGTAGAGCAATTAAATAAGATATTTGGTGGAACTTTTGTTGCAGGAGGTGAATAAGAATGCAACTAGCTGAAGCTTTTGTACGAATTACAGCAAAAACAGATGAATGGCGGAGAGGCGTAGCAGAGATACAGTCGGAGACAACAAAGTTAACTCAAAGCGTGAGCGAAAAACTTGAAGCAACAAGTAAAAAGTTTGAAGCTGTAGGCAGCAAGCTAAAAGGAGTAGGAACAAAGATGTCTGCAGCAATAACGCTACCTATAGTAGGAGCCGGGGTTGCATCTTTTAAGCTTGCTGCTGATTTGGAGGACGCCTTGGGCGCTACTGACCAGATATTTAAGGGTTCGTCTAATACAATGAAAGAGTGGGCGGCTGGGCTTGAAACTTATTACGGAATAGCTCACGGCGAAGCCCTAGAATATTCGAACATGATGGGCACTATGTTGATGAATATCGGCGGTTTAAGCGAGGAGGAGGCTGCTAAACAGGCACAAACATTAATTGAGCTTGCTGGTGATTTAACTGCAATGTATGGAGGGACAACATCTGATGCTGTAAGAGCATTAACTGGAGCATTAAAAGGTAATAATACAATGTTGGACAATTACGGGATGGCAGCTAATGATGCTCTGGTAAAAACAAAAGCAATGGAAATGGGTTTGATAGGCGAGAAAGAAGAGTTGTCTTTAGCAGCAAAACAGGCTGCAACATTGGCATTGATAATGGAGCAAAGCGGGGCAGCTCAAGGTCAGGCTGCAAGAGAAGCAGATGGTGCATCAGGCTCTATGCGTGCTTTGATGACTGAAATAAAGAACCTAGCGTCCTCTATTGGTGATATTTTATTACCGATAATTACACCGCTCCTCGGAAAGGTAAATGAATGGGCACAAAAGTTCAAAGAGTTAAGCCCAGAGACACAAAAGACAATAGTAATGATTGCAGGTATAGCAGCAGCAATTGGGCCCGTTGTATTAGTTGTCGGGACTTTTGTATCTGCGATAGGTTCCATTGTTGGAGCGTTTGCTGCTGCTTCGGGAGCTATAGCCGCCGCCGGAGGCGTTATAGCGGCGTTAACGGGGCCTATTGGAATAACTATTGCCGCTATTGCAGCTCTGATAGCGATAGGCGTTCTGTTGTATAAAAACTGGGATACGATAAAAGAAAAAGCTTCTGAAATTTGGGACAAAATAAAAGATTATTTTTCGAAAACACTTGATAGTATTAAAAAGAAATTTGTGGATATTTGGACTAGCATCAAGGACTTCTTTAAAAAATGGGGAGACGAAATAATTCTTGTCGCTGTTGGGCCTGCAGGGTGGGCTATCTTGTTAGGTAGAAAGATAGCTGAAAACTGGGATGCAATTAAGGTAAAAACAGCAGATATTTGGAATAGTATTAAAAACTCCTTAAGTAATACTTGGAGTAGTATTAGTAGTGTAGCAAGTTCCGTGTGGAATAGAATTAAAGAGTCCATTATTAGTCCGATTAGGTCCGCACAAAATACCTTAAATGGAATAATTAGAAGTATTCAAAATGCCTTTACTAATATGCGGATAACAATACCAAAACCTAAACTACCGCACATTAATGTAACCACAAAATACAAGAGTGTTGGAGACATTAGGGTACCATATCCATCTTTTAACGTAAAAATGTATGCTAAAGGTACTAAATTTCATCCGGGAGGATGGGCGGTTGTTGGTGAAGAAGGGCCTGAATTACTGAAACTTCCTACTGGCAGCCAAGTTTTGCCCAATAACAAGCTAAATGAAGCTGGTGGGCAAGGCGGAGAAACTGTTATAACGGGAAACAATTTTTATATCAGGGAAGAATCAGACATTGAAAAGGTAGCTCGAGAGTTAGAACGTCTTCGCAGGGACAAGACTAGAGGAAGGGGGTTGGCATTTGCGTGAGTGATTTTATTTTCAATGGTAAAAGCAATGATGATTTTGACATAAAAGTTTTGGATATACAAGCTGATATATTTGCAGGAATGAAGCACAAGATACTTGATGCACCAGGGCGTGCAATTCAGCATTTATTTCCCCAAAAGCCAGCCGGGAGACGAATAGTCGTAGAATGCATTATCGAAAAAAGTTCGTTAACAGATTTGAGTTCAAAAGCTCTCGACATCGCTGCTTGGCTGGCTCAAGACGACTGGAAAAAGCTTGTATTACATACTGTCCCGGGCAAACATTTTATGGCTGTTTTAGTCGAGCCGGTAGATACGAGACAAATACTTTTAAGCAAACAGTTCACTATAACGTTCGAGGCGCATCCTTTTGTTTATGGAGACATAGTGACAACTGCCTTCGTAGACGATACTGCTGTAGTAATAAATGAAGGGGTCTATCCGTCACCAGTGATTATTGAGGCTACTTTTGTGGCACCGTCTGCGGATATCAAAGTTGCTTGGGGGACTAAACTCATCAGGATAACAAATAATTTTATTGTAAATGATGTCCTGAAGATTGATACAAATACGGGAGCCGTGCTGATAAATGGGCAAAGAGCAATGGATAAACTTGATTGGCAAAATAGCATATTTTTTGAGCTAACTAATGGTAGCAACACTTTATATATAACGCCAACGGGTAAGTGTACAGCCGCCATAAAACATATTCCGAGGTGGTTATAATGTTGTATATATTTGACTCTGCGGAAAAGCTATTGAGCATATTGCCGCGAGACAACATTCTCGAGGCGATTCATAAAGAAGTATTGAATGGAGAAAATATTTTCAGGTTTGTAATGTCAGCTAGTGACATAAATGCTGAGTATGTTCGCGAGGGTAATTTGGTTGCTTTTCGAGATTTAGATGCTTATTGGCAAGTGTTTGAAATTAAGAATATTACTGATGTTCATAGCGAAATATTTACTCGTACAGCTTACTGTGAACATATATTCTATGAACTACTTGATGATATAGTCGAAGATAAAAGACCCTCGGCAGACGCAACCGCCGCTTTGGCGGGAATGCTAGAAAATACTCGATGGCAAGCGGGGATAATAGACGACTTGGGAGTTTCAAGAACGTCTGCATACTATATATCTGCATTAGAAGCGGTCCAAAATGTAGCGAATGCATGGGGCGGCGAATTGAGATGGAGATGCGTAATAACAGGGGGAGTTATAACTCGCTATGTTGACTTATTAGCTCAAAGAGGGTCAAGCACCGGAAAACAATTTGTCTATAGTAAAGACATTTTGTCAATAGAGCGAGAAGCGGATAGTTCGTCTGTCGTTACTGCTTTGTATGGCAGAGGCAAAGGTGTTGAGCTTGAATCTGGAGGCTATGGTAGAAGATTAACTTTCGCCGACGTTGTTGCCGCGGATAAACCTGCGGGGCAAGAATGGGTCGGAAATTCTGACGCACTTGAAATGTGGGGTAGAAATGGACGGCATAGGTTTGATGTTTTTATTGACGAAGAAGAAACTGATGCAGAAAAGTTACTCGAAAAAACAAGAATCGAGTTAACAAAAAGAATTACACCCCGGGTGACATATAGAATGAATGTTGTTGTCCTCGAGGAGTTAGCTGAATATGAGCATGAGAAAGTGAGAATAGGCGATTTAGTAATAGTCGTAGACAGAGAGTTCAATCCTCGGCTGCTTGTATCGGCTAGAATTATTGAGTTTGAGAGAGACTTGCTTGATATTTCTAACGCTAACATTATTTTGGGTAGCTTTGCGCCGACTATCGTGGAGGCCACCATAGGCACCCAGCGCAGGGTAAATGATATGGCTAACAGGCCGTTTAATACTAAGTGGTTGGATGGCAAAATATCAGTCCTGCAAAATGCAATAGAATCCGCTATGTCTAATTGGTGGACAGACGAAAATGGTAATCTAATATTCGAAGCGCAAGATGGCTTATCAGCTATGAAACTGGCCGGAGAAGGTTTTGCCATAGCCAACAGCAAGACAGGCGAAGCGTGGAACTGGCGAACTTTTGGAGATGGCACGGGTTTTACTGCCGACCTTATCACAGCTGGTATGATTGACGCCGCATTGGTACAGATAGGCCACGCCACGACCTTTGCCCCCGGCTACGACCCCAGCCTGATAGAGGGTGCGGCCTCCATGGGTGT